ATTCATTGCTTTCATAAATGTCATCATTGCACCAGAATATAAGTTTATTGCTTGTGTATTAGGACCAGAAAGAACAGCGTTTATACCAATTTCATTTAAAATTCTTGCACCTTTGTCTAATCCTTTTATAAGTGAAGTAGATATAGCATCTTGATTTTGAACTGCAACAAGTTTTCTAGGATCACTACTTGCTGCTTTTAAAGTAACTGCTGCTTGATTTAACTTTGAATAATCTCCTGTTTTTGTAGCTTCTTCTAAAGCTTCTGTCATTCTAGTTTTTAATAACTGATTTCTTGCTATTGCGTCATCAATATCTATTTGCAACTCAGGTACTTTGGCAGTAGCAGCAGCTTTTTCTGCTGCTGTCATACCTGTTATTTCTTCAACTGTTTTGCCTTCTATACCTTGTTCTGGCTTCATACCGAAGGACTTAACAGTTCTACCTGCTTGTGTTCTTAGTGGCAGACCTAGTGTTAACCATTCTTCTACGTCTGTTAGTGACTCAAACAAGTCATCTATAGCTTTACTTATTTTTGCAGAATCTTTGGTTTTAATAAGATCCATCATTATTTGATTTTTATTAGCTACGTTTTCTGTTGCTAGTGTTATGACTTGTGATAATGCAAAATTTAAAGAATCACTAGGAACTAAGTTGTAGAGTTTTGCATACATTTCTGCATATTCTTTTATCGCACTTGTATTAGATAACTTAACAACTCCTTTATCAAACATACCTAGACCTTCAAGCCTTGTTTGTACTTGGCTTTTAGAACCTACAAAAACATCTTCATCTTTTAATTGCCTGATTATTGATTCTACTAATTCTTGTTGTCTTGGTTTAAATTCTTTAATAAATTTAACTGATTGAGGATTCTTTGTAAGATCACCTAAGTTTTGTTTTTTGCCAGTAATACTTGTTTGCACTTCTTGAGAATATTTAGCATCAGCAGGTACTTCTATTGTTAGTCCTACTGTATTACCTTGACCTGCTTTTGCTGATCCTGTTTTATCTATAACTATTTGTTTAATCTTTTCATGTAAATTAGTACCATGCTGTCTTATTTCTTGTTCTGTAAAACCTTGAGTAATAAAACTTTCTAAAATTTTATCTGCATACTTTGGTGGTTTTGTTTTTTTATATCTTAAATACCAAGCCATCTTATCAAAATCAGATTGAAAGATTATAGGTGCATCTCCATAGTTAGGTTTTGAATTTTTAAATTGATTAGGCATTATATATGTTCTAACAGAACCATCTATAGGTTTTGTATTTGTTTGACTACTTGTACCAGAACCTTCGTTCTTTAACTTTTCTCCAATGTTGTCGTAGTTTTCTCCTTTACTTTCTATATCATTCTTTAAAACTTTATTTGCTTTATTAATATTTTCTGCTGCTTCTTCTACAACTTGAACATCTTTTTTGTTTAAGTTAAATATATTATTTATTTTGTCGTATCTAAAGTTTTTGTATTTAGTAAATATTTTATCTAAACCTTCAATAGAGCCTTTCAATCCAGCACCAAAAGCAGTACCTAAACCAAATGAAGCATAGTATTCATCTAAGCTTACATCATCTCCTAATATATCTCTTAAGAAAGTTTCAGTAGTAGCAATCGTACCACCATAAGCACCTGACGCAGCTACACCTTTCCAACCTTTTAGAGTTACACCAAAAGGAATAATTTGTGTAAAACCAGCAGCAAAAGCTTCATTTTGATTGGGTTTAAAATTTACTCTATCTTCTTCTTTTACTCTTTGTTTTTGTGCTTCTACATTTGCAAGATAACCTACAGACCATTGACCAAGAGCATATATAGCTTTAGACCAACCATTACCAGCAAGTAAAGGTGCAAAGACATAATCTGCTGTTATACCTACACCTATCTCTATACCCATACCTTTTGCTAATTTATTTAGTTGCGACTCGTCATCAGCTTCAAGCATATTGATAGTAAAACCTTTGTCTTCATAATGTTTCATTACATTTGCAAGACCTTTTTGGAACTCTTCGCTTTCTACTTTTTCTCTAGGTATCTTGTTTCCTAGAAATTCTTCACCTGTAAAACCTGTTTCTTTTTTTATTAAATTAAAAAACTGCTTTCTATCTCTTAATCCTTTAATTGGTTTATTATTAAAACCTAAATTACTAAACTGATTACCTTTTATAAAATCATAAACACTTAAAAATTTTAAACGTGGTTCAAGGTTTGGTACAGTATCTTCTCCAACTGAAAAGTCTATAGTTTTATTAAATATGTTTCTTGTCTTATCATTTGATTCTGCATATAAATCAAATGGTTCCTCTCCATTTTGTAAAAAAGTATTTGTGTAATCACTAAAGTTATATTCTATATCCCAATCAATCCAACTCTTATCCATGTTAAATATTTTTTTATTATCAAAAACATTTTGAAATTCAATTTTTGGTTCTTCTTGTATTTCATTTATTGTTGATCTATCAGTATTAGTTACATCATCACTAAATCCTATATCTTCATTAATATCTTCTTCTTGAAAACCTAAGTTTGGAGTTGAACTTGTCATGTTTAAAATAATGGAGGATTACGTTTTGCGTCTTTGATTATCTGAATAATTTTGTCAGCATAATCAGGATCAGTTGCATAGACATTTGCTTGTAACAACCTTGCTGCTTCTTCCGCAGTATTTACATTAACAATACCTTTTCTATCCATAAAGTCATCATTCCATTCTTTTTTATATTGATTCATCATATCTATTAAACTGTTAAAGTTTTTAAAATTATCTTGAATAGAAATAACTTTATCTCCTTCATTTTCTGTTGTATTTTGTAAAGTTGACTCGCCACGTTTAGTTTCACTCTTGGTAGCTTTCAAGCCAAGATAGTTATTCACAGCAGAAGGATCAGCACCATTACTTGTTTCTAACATAGCTTGTGCTGCTGTAACCTCTGGGAATTTATGACCTGCTTCTTTTGCTAATTTGTAAAAGATTGGAAAGTTAGCTTCAAATCTTTTTATACCATTTGTTTCTTCTTCTCCTACAATAGTTATTTTCTCTGGCTCTTCATCAACACCATTCATTGATTGAACAACATCATTTACTATTTGTGTTGTATTTTCTAAAACGTCATTAGGTATAACTAAACCATCAGTTTTAGGTACAAGTATTTCTGGTCCTTCTTCACCTACAAGTACAGGCTCGTCTTTTTTAACAGGTCCACCTTCTGCTAATCCTTTAATATTTTCTAATTGTTTCTTATTAAATTTTTTTGGTTGATTTGCTCTGTTATAAAATTCTTCAAGCAACTTATCTTCAAATTCATAATCACCAGTTACTATTTTTAATCCTTCTTCTTTTATAAAATTAAGAATTTTATTTTTTGCTTCTTCTTTTGCACTTTCATTTGGATATTCTTTTACAGCCCAAGCATCAATTTTATTTCTATATCTATTTGATAAATCATTAAAAGCATTTGTATAGCCAAATTTAACGATTGTATATCCAGAATTATTATCTTCTCTTAAAGCTTCTTTTACTTGTTGAAGAGTTGTTTTAAATTGAGGGTGGCTAGCAAATACCCCTTGTGGGTTTTCTTTATTAATTAAAGTTAAAGCTTCTTTGTATCTTTTTCTGTCTTCGTCACTTGCAGTTGAACCTAACAAAGCCATAAAACTATTTATTTTTGTTGTTGCGTTATCTCTATCTCCAAATTTTCCATTGTTATAATCTCTTGTAAATCTATCCCACCAAAGATCAATATTATCATTTCTTAAATTATATTCTTCAACAATATACTTTTTAAGGTTTGGGTATCTTTTAGTTAAATTTTTAAGAGTAGCAACATTTTGTTTTAATACTTTTGCATAATCTTTGTCAGAAGGAGAGATTGAATAATTAATAGTTTTAAAAGTTTCTTGAATATCTTTTTTCTTATTTGCTTCAATAAGATCTGATTCTTCTTTATTTAAATCATTAATTTGTTTATATATGTCTTTTTTAAGATTTAAAATATCATCACCTTGCTCTAAAAATTCTCCTAATGTTTTTTGTACTTCTACTCCTGTTTTAGTTCTACCTTTAGGTCCTACCTTTAGGTCACTCATAAAATCTATATAATCATCTAGCTCTTCCTGTGCTTCAACCCAAGATATATTACCTTCTTCAAACTCATTTAATATCGTGTAAGCATTTTTTTTAATTGTTTTTACTAAAGCTGTAGGAGAAACAACCTCTGATAAACCTAATGAAACAGCATAATCTATATCTTCTTGCGTTAAATTTACAGCATGGTCATAACCAGTTATAAATCCGTCATTATCAATAATATTTAATTCAATATTTTTATCGTATTTTTTTATATTACGAAAATTTTGTAAAGAAGTTGATGAAATAATACTAGAATATTTAGCAATATTTTTATCTGCTGAATTACTAACTTGTCTATCAAAAACTTTTTTTAAAGCTGCATTTTGTTTTGGTAAAAAATATTGATTTAAAATTGATGGTCTTATTCCTTTTGTATTTATTAATGACGTTCTATTAAAGTCTGATAGTGCTTTATCAAAAACAGCAGAGTTCACATCAAAGTCTGATAAAGGTACATAATCAACACCACCAGATTTGTTTGGCACTTCAACTGTGTAATTTTTAAAAAACTTTTCTGTATTTAATTCCGCAGCATTACCTAAGTTAATTGCTATTTGTCTTTCCGCACCTATTTGAAAAAATCTATTATTACCTAAAAAATCTTTTTTAGCTCTACTACCATCTCTTTCATTTATTGTTTTTATTGCATTTTTTAATTCTTCATCATCTGCTTGCAATATAAATTCTTGACCTTCTACCATTTTTGCTTGATTTCTTTCATCTTCTTTTTTAACTGCAAATTTTGTTAATACTGGATTAACAACTTCTAAGATTTCTGCTAAATCTGCCAAGCTACTTTTTCGTGTAGCAGTAACAGGTTGCACAAAAGTATTAACTGGCCTTCTAAAACTTTCGCCTGATGTACTTTGAAAACTAGATGCCATAATTAACTAAAAGCTCCTTCTGGTCTACTAAGTTCAGTATTAAAAGCACTTGAAGCAGCACCTAAAAGAATTGATCCTGTTGAAGGTATTGCATTGTAAGCATTAATAGTATTACTTCTTAATCTATTTCTAATACCTTGATATTCTGCTTCAGTTGATTTTATATCAAACAAATATTGCCTGTCCATAGATTCAATGCTTTGTCTTATTTTTTCATTGTAGTTCGCACCTTGTCTTATTTGATCCATTACTAATAAATTTGTGGTATTACCAGATTGTCCTTTTGCTAATAAAGCTTTAGTTGCTACTAATGTATCTATTCTTTTAGCAAATTGATCTTGTCTAGCAGCTACAGTTTTCTCTTGTTTACCTTCAGATAAAGCTAATTGTTGTTGTCTTTTGTTGTCTTCTGCTGATTGAACTCCTTGTCTTTCTTGTTCGGCAACTTGATTGGCTTTATCTTTTGCAGCACCTTGCATGGCAAGACCTTGAAAAAGATTTAAACCTCCACTAATACCAGCAGCAAGAGAACACATTTAGGCTATCCTCAAAAATTCATAAAATGGTTTTTCATGTTGTCCATACTTTTCGTGATACCTTATAAAAACAAAACCGAGAGCTTCTAACCACTTTATAGCAGTATGATTCTCTGCATATACAAAATTATATAGGAGTTTATAAGATTTCAACAAACTGTCTACCCATTTTCTACCTTTTCTTATTAGTTGTATTTTATATTTTTTATTAGAAAATAATTCATCAGTACAAATCATAAATATACAACCACCTTTTATTACTCCACATAATCCCATAGGCTGATCTTCGTCACCAGCTATTGTTAAAACTTTTTCACCAAATAAATAAGACAAGCGTAAAGCATCTTCAGCATCTTTTCCTGTCTGATATAAACCTTCTAACCTATCCATCTGTCTCATGTTTTGACATACATAATTAAGATCTGATAGTTTTGATTTTCTTAAATATCCCATTAAGTTCTTCTACTCCTCATGTGAAATACTCCTTCATATTCTGCACTAGCTAACAATGTAGGTAAGAACGTATTGTTCTTTACATCTATATCTACTCTATCTGACTTGCTCATAATAGGTACTTTAAATGTACCTGTATCTAAATTAATTTGACCAATAGAAGCAGAAGCAGCACCAAGCAAACGACCAGTAAATTTATGTAAAGAGGTGTCTCTATTCTCAGGTGTTACTTCTACTTGAAAGAAACCAGAGTCTTCATACTTAATATAAAAATGATGTATTTGTAAACGACCACTTATAAGTTCAGTAGCACCCCCACCACCTTGAGTTAGTCTTTGTTGACTAAATCTATAGTGCATTTCATAAGGTTCACCAATAATAAATTTACTATTTCTAAAATCACCTGCTGCTGTAATGGTAGAAGTAGATCCGTTTGTAAGGTTAGTGGTATTTAAGACTTGTCCTGATTTAAGTGTTTGTGTATTTCCTTGAGTATCAACAAAAGTACTTGTTTCATTGCTGGCAAGATAACGACCAACAATATTCATATTTGCTCTAAGTCTATATGGCACAGTAAAAGTTGTAATGTCAGTACCAGAGTTATAAGCAACAGACACACCGCTAGTTGCTTCTGTTACTTTATGGTCTAGATGAAATTCAAACTCTGCATTAGGTTCTCTAAAATTAGTTTCAAATGGTATCTTTTCTAAGGTTACTTTATTAGCTTCTTCTACAACCATTATTAAATCAGTACCAATAAAATCAATATTTAAAATAGATCTATTACTGTTAAAGGTATAAGTAAACCAAGCGTTCAAAGCTTTACTAAACCCTTCACCATATAACCATCTGTTTACATATAACTTGTTTGGATTTTCTGTACCAAGCAAAACAAGAATATCTTGGTTGTTTGATACTGCCATTTTAAAAATGCCACTTGGTATTAGTCTTGGTACATGAATAGTTGTGTTTGCAGCATCTTGGATCTGTTGACTACCTGTAATGATATATTCTCTAATACCTGCAAAAGTACCTTTTTTAGTTAAGAAGTAAATAGAAGAACCAGAACCTACAGGCTGTGCTGCTGTATTACTTTCAAATTCAGTCTGTACAAGTACGTTAGCTGTTGAAGGTGTAAGGTTATCTGCTGAACTTGATAATACAAATTGTGTTTGTTCAGAAAATAATATAAGTTTTTCTCCCATAGTTACTGCGTGTTTGAGTATCGCAACTTTTGTATGAGATGCAGCTACGTCTATGGGTTCTGTATCTAAAACTGATATAACTGTTTCTGGAAAGAAATTAAAAAACTCTGATACTGTTGAAAGTATTACATTATCTGCTGCAAGAAACCCAAGCCTGTTTCTAAAGAAAAATACATTATTAATTTTCTGTCCTATAAAAGAAGGATTTGGTGATGACACTAAATCACCAACAACACGTTCACCCCATTTGGGTAATGTGAAATCAGTTCCAGATATTGTATATGTATCTCCATCTACTCTTGCAAATCTAAAGTTACCATCTGCCTGACGTATAAGAACGTGTGGCATTGTGTCGTAATTAAATTTAAAAGGTATGCCAGCTTCTACTGTTTCTGACCATTGACCTTCTTCAAAAGCACCGCCATTATTAGTCGTAAATTTGACGTAGTAATTATCAAAATCTGTACCTTCATCACCAACAATTTCTACTACATAACCATTAGGTGATACGTTGGGAAGATCAGTAAACTGCTGTACTGTATCTTTTATGACTGTCATTTTGGTATTACCTTGAGAGTCATTACCATCTATTGAAAAATTACTGCCATCATTTTTTTTGATATGTATTACAGGACCATTTCTAGCAATCGTAAAACCTGTAAGGCCAGAATTTAAACCAGCAGTAAGGTCGGTAGCTACAGTTGTAGTTGAAAGAGGATCATTACCAGTAGTGTCATCTGTTACTGTCACTCCATCTACAGTTACAGAATAAGTTGTTTTAGCTGTTGCTTGATTTATAAATACTATTGCTTGTGTAATATTACTAGCACTATTTGATACTGCTGAATCCATAGCAGGTGTAATACTTGTATTAACAACAAAGGTAAAGTCAGCAATAGTTACTGTCTTCATTACACTTCTAGGGTCTGATGTATTTAAATATGCAGTACCATCTGGTTTGTTTACTGTCTTTTCTGTACCATCTAACTCATAAACTTTGACATTACCATTACTAAATACCGCTACATACTGCTCATTAGCATCTCTATTTATAGTTTGTATATGAACATTGCCAAGAGTAGAACTACTAATTCCAGCTAAAAACTGCGATCCAGACCTTTTTGTAAGACCCAGAACAGGGTTACTGTCAGCATTATCTTGTATGTCAGCGTGGTCTGCTTGCTTCAAAGCATCAGAAGACTGCGATATACCTCTCAATAATGTAGGTATAGCTCTTGATATAACAGCCATAGTTATCTAATTAAGGCACTAGAAGGATTGTAAGTATCAAAGATACTGGTAAGTGAAGGATCACCTCTTAATAAATTATGATCTCCATTTGCTAAATCAGTTTCCATAAGTATTGCTCTAGCTCTTTGCTCGTCTTGTTGTGTATAAGTTCTTAATGCTTGGTCGCTTACAAGTCTATCAACAAACTTTCTTGCAGCTTGTATATTTATATAGTGCCTAGCTGGTTCTGGTATTTCATCAAAGTCTCTAAAATAAACAACAGTACAAATCAAATCTTCATCAAATTCATATTTATTATTTTGCCTGTCATATAATTTTAGACCACGTTGTATAGGATCAATAGTTGGGTGTTGATGAATATTAGCGTCAACTCTTAATATATTTGTAGATAGATGAACATGACCTGTGTTATCTCTGGTAAGTTTTACATCTATTTCAGTATTAAAAGACCAACCTTCTGATTGAACACTTTTGTTTACTTCAGATAAAGTAGACTGAGCAATACGAGCATCAACAGGAAGTGTACCTGTAAGACTGTTTATAGGAGCTTCTCCTATAGCAGCCAGCATTATGTTGATACATTCAAGTTCTGTTGTTGCAGCTACAGCCATTACATACCTCCTGATTGAATCATTTTGTTTCTAATTTTAGCTGTTTCTTTTACAAATCTAGCTTTTTCAGCAAGCGTTGTTTTACCTGTATCGTTCATCTTTTGATTGTAGGCATCAATATAAGCTTGACCCTCTAGACCAAGAATACCTTTTTTCTTTTTATTTTTGCCAAACATAATTAGTAACCTTTCTTTTTAATCTTAAGTGAGTCTCTCCCACCTTTCTCTTTTTTCTTTTTCTTTTTAGATGAATACATAATAATAAAAAAAAGGGTATCTAATAATAAGATACCCTATAAATTGAAATTAAGAAGCAGATAGCTTAATAGTAGCTGCACATTCTGGTCTTAGGATTCCATGACCAAGAGCATACTTAGCAACCATTAATGTACCTTGATACATAATTCCGTAGTCAGAACCAGAGATCTCAGTTGTCATATCCATAAGTTTTACTGTACCAACAGCAGACTTGTGGAAGACAAGACCAATAGTTTTACTATCGTCACCTGAGTAAGTGTTGTTCGCACCACTTGGGTTAGAA